TCCTGACTGCCGCCGCCAACGGATCAATCGAGTGGCCGGGGGTTCTCGTCACGCCTGAACATATCGTGCAGATCCAGAAGGTGCTGTTCGCCGCGCTCAGTATTTGGGCGGTCGCATTGCCATTCATCTTGAAGGCGAGCAATGCTATTGATGATGCTGCCGTTAAAAAGGGACCGCCGTCATGACGGGGATCAGCGAACCGCTCACCTATAACAGCTACGTCTCTGCTATCGCGACCCTTGCTGTCGTTCCGACGCAGGTGGACGCGGGCGGCATCATGCATTTCACCGAGCCAAATCTCGACGGCGTTGTCGCACAGATGCTGAACTACGCCGAGCTTCGCATCCAGCGCGACCTCAATTTCCTGGCCTCGCAGAAAACGCGCTCCTATGCGCTGCCGGATGGCGTCTGGGAGTTGGACATTCCTTTCGATGATTTTGTCACCGTCCAGAACATCACTCTTGCGGGGGTGACCGACGCAACTGTTTTCTCCGCGCTGACGCCAGTGTCGAAAGAGTTCTTTCAAACTGTTTACCCAGATCCGGAATACGCCGCCACTCCGAAATACTTCGCGCCCATCGGCGGCGAGTTGAATCCGGCAGGCGCCACGTATCATGTCTATGCCCTCGCGCCAAAGCTGGATCAGCCGTACAAAGCTTATGTCACGGGCACCACGCGCATGCCTTCGCTGTTCATGAAAAAGAACACTGAGGCGTCAACCGGCACGACATTCGTTTCGAGCCAGATGCCCGATCTTCTGCTGATGGCGAGCATGGTGTTCTTGAGCGCGTATCAGCGCAATTTCAGTTCGTCAGGATCCGACCCGCAAATGCCGATCAACTACGAGACGCAATACCAGACCCTGCTGAAAGGCACGATGACGGAGGAAATGCGGCGCCGCTTCTTGATGGTGCCAGGGTCGAGCGATGCGCCGTCGCCGGCGAATATGAAGGGCTGACCCATGCCGCACCAGGTTCTCAAAGTCCAGCCCGGCGTCAATACGAACGAGACGCCCGTCCTGAATATGGCCGGCGTTTCGGAATGCGACAAAATCCGCTTCAGGCAAGATCCTGCCGGCTTGGGCCTGGTCGAAAAGCTGGGAGGCTGGACACGCTTCTACACCGGCGTTTTCGATTATGCCGTGCGCCATCTCTTCGTGTGGCAAGAAATCGACACCGATAAATTTGTCGCTGTCGGGATGGCGGACACGGGCGGCGTCACGCTCTTGAGAGGAACAGAAGAGCTTAATGCAGTCACTGGGCAACCCACGGGTTTTTGGACCTCGACGCCCAGCGGCGCCCTGCCCCTCACGCCGCTGTTCAGGAACACGGACGCCGGCACGGCCACGCTTTCCACCACGGCTGGCAGTCCTTTCGTCACCATAAATGATCCGTCGCTCGACACCATCCACACCACGGATTCGGTCTACTTCGCTACGCATGTCGCCATTGGCGGCCTCGTCCTGTTCGGGCAATATGCGGTTTACTCGACGTTGTCCTTCACCAGCTATACGATTGTCGCGCGCACGGTTCTCGGCGCGCCGCAGGCGGCGTCCACAGCTTCGACCGCACCAGCTTTGCCTGTCTTCACTACGGTGACCGACAGCTATGAGATTACTGTCACGCTGCCGAAACATGGGTATGTGGCCGGCGACGTCTTCCCGCTTCTGATCGCCACTACCGTCGCCAATGTCACGCTCGCGCCGCGCGAGTATGAGATCCAGCGGGTTCCTAGCCTGGACACTTTCGTCATTCTGGGGAACGTGATCGCGACGGCAGGGGCGTCGGCGCAGCCGAACGGCAATAAGATCCGCCTCGTCTACAATATCGGCGGCGCTCCCAGCAACATTCTCAGCGGCTACGGCGCCGGCCCCTATGGCGGCACAGCCGGCGACGGCGGCTATGGCCGGAACAGCGGCGCGGCGCCGTCAGCGCCAGGGACGCCGGCCTCGGCTACGGATTGGAGCTTCGATAACTGGGGCAGCATCCTGCTCGCCAGCCCCAGGGGCGCTATCGTCGATGGCATTCTGGTGTCTGGCATCTACCAGTGGGAGGATGAGACGGGCGCTAAGGTGCTCTCGCTGATCGCGGAAGCGCCGCCCTGCAATGACGGCTTTTTCGTCGCCATGCCGCAGCGCCAGATTGTCGCCTGGGGTTCCAGCTTCACCGGCATTCAAGATCCGCTGCTCGTCCGCTGGTGCGACGTCAACGATTACTCGATGTGGGCGGCGACGATCACCAACCAGGCCGGATCTTATCGCATCCCGAAAGGCTCCAAGATCGTCGGCGCGCTCCAGGCGGCGCAGCAGGGCTTGCTCTGGACCGACATTGGCGTCTGGACGATGCAATACATCAGCCAGCCCTACATCTACAGCTTCAACGAACTCGGCACCGGCTGCGGCCTGCTCGCGCAGAAGGGAGCGGCGTCAGTCAACGGCGTGGTCTATTGGATCAGCCACCGTCAGTTTTTCATGCTATCGGGGGGCGGCGTCCAGCCGATCCCGTGCCCCGTTTGGGACATCGTCTTCCAGAGCATCGACCGCCGCTATTATGACAAGATCCGGGTCGCGCCCAACGCGATGTTCAACGAGATCGCCTGGTTCTTCACCTCGGTCAATTCTGCCGATCACGAGAACGATTCCTACGTCAAGTTCAACTACGTGCTGAACGCCTGGGACTATGGGACGATACGACGTTCGGCATGGGTCAACCAGAGCGTTCTCGGCCCTCCGATGGGCGCGGGCGTAAGTCCGGAGGATGGGCAGATCCGCCTGTTCCAGCATGAGCGGACGCCCGACGCCGACGGCCAGCCGATGCATTCGTGGTTCGCGACTGGCTATTTCGCGATGGCGGAAGGCGACAGCAAGATTTTCGTCGATGAGATCTGGCCCGACATGAAGTGGGGCGCTTATGGCGTCACCAAGAATGCGACAGTCGATCTGACGTTCACGGCCAAGGATTTTCCCAGCCAAGACCCGCAGATGACGAACACTTTTTCCTTCACGGTGGGGTCAACCTACGTTACGCCTCGCCTTCGCGGGCGGCTGATGCAGGTGACCCTTGGGAGCAATGATCGCGGATCGTTCTGGCGCCTCGGCGGCATGCGGTATCGTGCAGCGCCAGACGGGAAATACTGATGACAGCTTCTCTGGGCGACCTCCTTTCCGCAGCCAAAAATATCGCGCAGGCGATTAATGACGCGGCGCGGGCTTATGTCGGCGTCCAGGGTTCCCAGGTGTCGCAATCGGTGTCGGCCTCGACGCTGATCGTTCATGGCGCCGGTCGCGTGGCCAACGTCAACGTGATCGTCGCAGGGTCATCCGCCGGCGTTATTTACGACACCATAGATCCCGGCAATACCAATAATCCGAACCACCGGCTGGCCATAATCCCAATGGCTATCGGCACCTATTTTATCAACACCCCCTTTAATGACGGGCTGCTTATTGTTCCAGGGGCGAGCCAAGTGGTGACCGTGACTTATTCGACCGGATCGGCGGCGGGCAACCAGTCGTCTTCCGCCGCCAACCAGGCGAGAGGGCGCTGACATGCCACTGATCAAATCCGGATCGAGGGAAGCCGTCAGCCAGAATATCAAGACGGAGATCGGCGCCGGCAAGCCGCAGAAGCAGGCGGTCGCCATCGCCCTCGATGTCGCGCGGCGCGCGCGGGCCAGAGGTGGCGGCATGCCGAACATCCCCGACGTTCCAAGCACGGTTCACGCGCATCTGTCGGCCAAGGTCCACACCGGCCCGATCCACAGCGCGGTCGCGGGCCGCACCGATCACTTGCCCGTTCACGTTCCGAGCGGCAGCTACGTTATCCCCGCCGACATCGTGTCGGGCATGGGCGAAGGAAACACCAATGCCGGATTCAAAGTCGTCAAGCGGATGTTTGGTGGCCTGCCTCGTGGGGCCGGCAAGCAACCCTATAATCATCGAGGCGGGCCTTATGGCGCTGGCTCCGCTCCCTATAACGTCGATCCCGGCAAGCCCTACGGCGAACCGCTACCTAGTGGGCATGCTGCTGGCGGGAAAACCGGTGACGATGTCAAGGTCGTTGTGGCAGGCGGCGAATACACGCTGACGCCTGACGAGGTGATGGCGGCGGGCGATGGCGATATGGATCGCGGACACCGCGTTCTCGATGATTTTGTAAAGCAGATGCGCGGCCACATCGTCAAGACGATGTCG